ATTCCAATATACTCCAGACCTTGTGCTTGGTATGTTTCGTTTGCGTTCCTTGAAAAGGCATCACCAGTAATACTTCCAGCATTCTGGACGATAGTATCTCTTCCGACTGCAATTACGTTGTTATCTCCAATGGAACCCAATGCAGTTCTGGAAGTGGTTGAAACAGAACCGGCAGTGCGTGTAGTTTGTCCAGCCACGCTTTGAGGTTCTGAAACATCAATATTTATTGCTTGAATTACAAAGACTTCTTGATTTAATGGATCAAGTGCCAAAGAGTTCTGTGCTTGTGTAAAGGTATTTGCTGCGGTTTCGGTAACGCTGGATGAAATAACCAGAGTGTTGCTCGTCTTTTTGAAGCCCATGATGGGTGCGTCCGGCTCTAAGTATAAGTAATATTGTTTTTATTAACCTTGAACAAGTGTGTCGCTGAGCACTGTATTTTACCCCGCAGTGCGTCGTTTTGTTGTTGTTGTCCGGCTATACTATTATTAATAGGAACGTTTTGGTTAGTAACATGGCCGATAACCAATCCATCCATGAAGCATTAAGCAAGGAAAACCGTCGAATGTTTAACGAAAACAAGACGTTAAGCACCCTTTGGTGGGAGATAATTGATCTATCCGAAGAAGGAAAACACCAATATCACCCCGTTTATGATGAAATACTATCAATTATTACTGAAAAGATACACACAAATGGCGAATGTATCGACATAAATATTGAAACCCGTAATAAATTGATGAAAAAAGAATGGGGTGTTGAATAATGGGAGTTATTCCAATCAATTTTAGTCCAGAAGTTGAAGTATTCATCAAGGGCAGTCGTAAAGGGACTAGGAGTCAAGTTGTAGATCGTGTAATGAAGAAGTATATTCAAGCACAATTGTCTGATTCTGAATCAACAATAGTCGATGACTGTTCAATTCCACAATTAATCAACATAGTCATCAATAGATCACATAAGATTGAAACCCATAATCAAGATTGGTTCGATCGTGCATTGGTTCTACGAGATATTCTCATTAAGCATCTGGAGGAATCAGCATGAATTGGATCCATATTTGGTTCTGCACGGATTGTCAAAGTCAAATCCGTTTAGGATTGGGAAATGAACCAGACTATTGTGAATGTTTGGATGATGATGAGGATGAAGACCGTTGCATTTGTATTCCTGATGAACCAAATCCAATGTGCGAGTCGTGCTTTTAATCACTTCTTTGCTAATTTATGAGCCGCACGAGCTGCATTCTTGAAACCGTTCTTTTTCCATCCACCGTTCTTCTTCATGAATCGACCTTTCACCTTCTTGAAAGCGGCTGCATATTTTCTATTTGAGGAGGAAACTTTTCGCTTTGGTTTTACTGAAGGACCAGGGGCTTCAGTAGATCCAGAACAATTGATACAAGAATTATCATGCGCCATTGATCTAAGCGCTTCATATTCCTCAAGGGATAAAGTGACTTCAGCCATTTTCAGCACCTCCTAGTCGCTGCAGCAATTGACATTCCAGCCGCTACGGCACGAGCCTTAGTCACTAATGAGGGTTTGAAGAGGATATTCACCGGATTACTGGCGACCTTCAATGCTGCAACCACTAATTTCCTATCATCTCTGGAACAACAACCGATATCACCACGGGAGCCGCACTCTTTGTCATGGGTTCGACACGCACGATCTAACTTATCGATGGCTGGATAACTCCAAGAGCCCTTGTAATCCTTAGCATCGACCTTTTGGCCGCCGGTCCATGAAGGTCCGCACCAATTGCCGTGAATCTTAACCAGATTAATCACCATCAGTTAGATAGTAATTCGCTCTGGACCATTGCGGCGTAACCAGCTGCATCCATTTTGGCTCTAAAGCCATAAATCTTGACTGCCATTGTGCCGGCTGCGGTGTTGTTTGCCCCTTCCACTTGCAGGAAGAAGTCATCAGTTGCAATGATTCCAATATACTCCAGACCTTGTGCTTGGTATGTTTCGTTTGCGTTCCTTGAAAAGGCATCACCAGTAATACTTCCAGCATTCTGGACGATAGTATCTCTTCCGACTGCAATTACGTTGTTATCTC